CCGGAGCTGGAGCCGACTCCAGAGCCGGAGCCGGAGCCGGAGCCGGAGCTGGAGCCGTTGCCGTCGCTGGAGCCGTTGTCGTCGCCGGAGCCGACTCCAGAGCCGGAGCCGGAGCCGGAGCCGGAGCCGTAGCCGGAGCCGGAGCCGTTGCCGTCGCTGGAGCCGTAGCCGGAGCCGGAGCCGGAGCCGGAGCCGGAGCCGGAGCCGGAGCTGCTTAAGCTTCCCATACCGTCACCTCTGCAATACTATCCTGAGCTTTTTTGCTACAGTATAGTATTTCGATTGTTTGTAATAATTTAACGGAAGGCACTTCACAAGGAAACTTACAATTTGTTGGTTTGCTGAAGCCGTCTTGTGAAGCCTGCGATAATGTCGCTGCACCATCCCAATAGTACAATCGCCGAGCGTGGCGTAATACAACCTCTTGGCCAACTTGAGACTTCAGATAGCCCGCAAATACACCTGCTGAGTACGTTCGACAGATTACGTAAGGCATTCCCTCAAGTTTTTCTGCAGATTGTACAAAAGCGTCTTTTCTGATATACTCGACGTCATCAATCTTAATTGTTTGTAATGTATTCATTTAAGTCTCCTATGCGTGAAGGAAGGATTCCTTCTAGTGCCTCAGCCACCTCGAGGGTGGCCTTAGCATTACTACATGAACAGTGGCGCTCAGGCGCTCATTTCCTCCAGCGCGGCATCAGCGTCGATCTTGACGGCCTTGAGTGCCTTGGCTTCTTCCAGCCGTTTGATAACCACGCCGGTCTTGGTTGCAGGACTGCGGAAGCTGTCGTACAAGGCACGACGAGTGAGTTCCTTGTCGCCGTCGAGTTTCTTCTGCAGGAACGCCTTGACCGTGGCGAGGTCTTTGCCGGTGACTTCCATAATGGCCTGAACGACCAAGGAGGAGCCACTGACGCCACCGCCGCCAGATGCACGACCCTTACCCCACCTGCCTGCCTGGATCTCCGTATTCAGGTCATCAATCGCAATAACCATGTCGTCTTCGCTCAGCGGCTTGTCCGCCGTGGTAGCCAGTTCATCGCCGAACTTCTGCTCGCCGCCGTGACCTGCGAACTTGGCGAACAGCGTCAGCGGAATCGGCAGGAGCCGTGTAACACCGTTACGGAAGTCCATACGAATAGCAACTGCGCCAGCTTCCAGCTGAATCACTCCGCTGTCAGCATCAATGACGATCTTACTATCATCAATCAGCGTTTCTTTGTTCACCTTGCGCTTGCCCGCAAAGTTTACAACCCGGCCATCTTCCATTGTGACTGCAACTACCTCGGTTTTGGCTTTCGCCGGTGTTACTTGCTCAGGTGCATTCATGCTTGATACTCCTCACGTGTGTCCCCTTTTGAAAAACCAGCGAGACACTTATTCTGGTCAGCGGATAATCTCCACCCGGAAAAACTCACGGCATTGCAGCCACTTATCCACTGTATGAGTTTTAACGGCTGAATACTACCACTTTCGGAAAGACTACTGGCTTATACAATACCTTGGGATGGTAAGCCCAACATACCAGCGTGCCTAATATATTCAACTACCTTGGCCTAGGTACTACGTGGATAATCTCCACTAGGAGGGAGCCAGTTGCCTAGCTCCAACCTGGAAGGGACTATTCTTGGTGTCCGAGCACCTCGCGTTCGTACTCGGCCTTCTCGCCGGGAAGCCAAGGACGGCTTGCCCATTGGCCTGGTATGGTCTCTTCCCACTTCCGCTCTGGCGCAGGATAGCCGCAACGGTAAGGAATAACTGTGCTAGGTGTTATACGATTTGACCCCATGTTACAATCCTCTACGCTTGTTTTGTTTGAAGGAGCTCTTAGCGTACTTATTACCATAGCAACCTTCCCCCCTTACCACGCCCATGATAAATTGGCAAAGCACTTAATGCCACGCCGCTTAAGATAAGCGCCATAATTACTGACGCAGTTGCAAATTTAGTCTTCATTTTGATTCGAGCCTCTGAGCCTAGGGACTGGTGAGCCGGGCGTCCCATTTCCCGCGTTACGTTTGTTTGACCGAAGCTGGTTGATTTAGTTCCCAAGAAAATGAAATTATTTACGAACTACATGCTCTTCTACTATGTACGTTGTAGAAAGAGTTTCGTATCTATTATTTAATTCCATCGCCAACTTTTCAGCGTCTTTGCGTTGCGCAAAAACTTCCTCTACCATACCACCTTCGTAACTTACAAAGCATATTACAACAAATACGTTATTCATAGCAGCAATCCCTCCTTCCCATACCACATTCTGATCATTGATACCGGGCGCTTAGCGAGCAGACATTCCCAATACGCGGAGATCCAACGAGCATTGTGCTGTGAACGTTGCCAGGCGGTCATTGTGAGTCTCCATCACTGTGCTCCTCTGGCCAAAACAACACATCCAATATCAAGACGGCGGCTAGGAATAGCGCGAGTGCCTCCAGCGCATCATAGCAATCCCACGGCCAAGGCATTATAGGCCCTCCAGCAGATCGAAGATGTAATCCGGCTCCAGCCCGAATTCGTCAGCCAGGATTTCCTCAGGATCTTCGCCTTGGCAAATCCATGCTTGAGCTTCTGCGATAGCTTCGTCAGCTTCCGCATCAGTCAGCCCATCCCGGCGCATCAGCACCTGTTTCAGTGTCTCTTCCACCTTTCAATCCTCCAAGTTTATCTGGCCGTCCATCAGCCAGTACATGTATTCATATACTCCACCGCTTAAGTGAAGTTCCGTTGCATCCCCATAGAAGCCACCGAACACTGGTTGACCGTGAACCTCCTCCAGTCCGGCTTCCTCGAGACTGCAGCACTCAATCCGTCCATCGAACAGTTGGTCTTCCCAGTCTGCCTCATCGGCCAGATCAAGCTCCGGCAAGGCGGCCATTACAGCGACCAGGTTCGTTGCAGGTACTCTTTGTAACATGATGAGCCTCCAGATATGCTGCAACTGATCACCGTTGCCGTGTTTCTACCAATTAGACCGGGGCTTTCGCCCCGAGTTCCCAAGCTAGTGCATTACTATCAAATTACTCTCTGGCAGGACGATTCGCTTCGCCCAAGCCAGTTTGATCTCCCGTTCGCATTCCGCCAGTTCCTCTACTGTCCAGCCGTGCTGCTCCACCACCAGCTTCGCAACCGCATTATACGCCTGTGCGAGCTGTCCTGTCGCATGCAGCAGCCTCGGAACTTGCTGATTCGCCTGCCCAAGGATCTGCGTCGCCTCACTCGCAATTCCACTATTCATAATCAGTTCGAACATCGGGCGACCGAAGCGCTTCGCTACGGGTCTAAAGCACTCGAGCAGATCGGCGTTCGCCTTGGGCGGCTGTGCTTGGTATAGTTTCTTTTCAGTCATGATATTCCACCATATAAGTTTGAAGTTGACCTTCATCATTCATTGTTTGCACTTCGTAGTATTTCTTCTCTTTTTCCTTCGCACGTTTCGGACCTTCCACTTCCTCTGCAAATACTGACGTACCACGCAGCTTTAAATACGCCAACGCATTCTGCAAAAAGATATGGCTTTCCTTAATCGCACCCAGATACGTATTACAATTAAAGCATAGCAATCCACGTACTTGTTTCGGAATTGAAGCATAGCGCGCCTCATTCGGAATATGCACGTAATCTACAAAGACTTCCGCGCCCTCCTTATCCATCCTTCGTTCAGTCGGGTGCGCAAGCTCCACTTTACAAATCGCACAACAGCCGCCTTGACGTTCCCAGAGCTTTTCCCATTTAGCTATTGTCAATTTATACTTGGCAATATTATTCACATGATAGCTCTTCGAGGCGTATCCCCAAGGTCTAACACGCGGTGCTCTCATTCCAAATACCCTGCATCAAGTTCATCTAACATTGCATTAGCCGCCTTTGCCGGTGCTTGCACCTCCGCAGCTACCGCATTCAGTTTATTAATCGCAGACTCATTAAACATATGCGGATTCATTGCCTTAAATTTTGCCAGGCTTGCCTCAGCCTCTGCGTCGGTCTTAACTTCCGGCACTGCACCATAGGCGCCTCCATGATTCAGCACTCGAAAGACCGTTGTCTCACTCACACCAAGCATTCCTGCAATCTTCATCTGTGAATACTTTGGATTGCCCCTATGATCAAGTATTGTACGAAGGCGCTTGATCTCCATCGTTGCTGCAGATGTTAATACCTTACTCGCCATATCAGTTCTCCCCATTGACGGGCGGCTGCCCGTTACCCCCATTAGACCGGCGCTTGGTGCTTAAGTTCCCAAGAAATTCAACCATCCCCCTAATCCTCCTCATACTCATGCTCCCCCCATAAACCGGCCTATTAAAATTGTGCCAGCTTTAAATTTAGCTCTTGGTCTTAATAGATTAAAAAAAAACTAGGAAATAAATCAAGATCAAATTTCAATTTTGAACCTGGGCTGTTTTTAATAGGCCGGGTTCTCGGAGGAGCATGAGTACGAGGAGGAGGAGAATGATTATTCTCGTGCGTTATGGCCGAATAACAGACGTGAGAAAAGGCAGCCAAACCACGCTGCCTTGAGTGAGCAGAGCTCGATTACACGCAGGCCAGAAAGATTCTGAGCCAATGCCGCGCCCATGCGTAGCGGGCTTGGAGCCCCCTTGCCGCCGCCTCGTGCCGGGTGATTCGAGCGAGGAGTCGCTGCCGCTCTACCTGCGTCATGAGCATACCCTCCCAGCGTTTCGGTGAGCGATTAGCAGCCCGCGGAGTTGCCTCAGCAGCGCCCCCCGTAGAGCCGGGAACCGCCGGATCTCCACGCATAGGTGCCTGATTGTGTGAGCGATTTTGAATCTCATGGTGAGCCTCCATTTCCGGCAGGATTGCCGTCGAAGCCGACTGTCACCCGGCTTGAACTGCGATCTTCCCGTGTGGTATCAATCCGTAATCCCCGTGCGTTATAATCGACCGTGGCGGCGTTCGTCGCATTTAGGCCACCGTGGTCCGCCCACGTGCCGCGCGTTCAACACGCGTCGATTGTGGGGCATTGCTGCCCCATTTCCGTCGATTACGCACCCATTTCCGCGAGCATTTTCTCGGCAATATATGCCTCGGCCTGTTCATAGCTGCATCCGCGTTTCACCGCGATGGCGAGAATGGTCGCATTCTGTGGCGCTTTCCTCGTGCCAGCTTTGGGCGACCAGTCCACCGAGCCCGTTTGGTAATGCTCGATCAACTCCACAATCGCCGCGCGCCTCATTGCCTCAGTGACACGAAAATTATTCTCCTTGCTCTTGGCAATCGCCGCATTGTCGCCGAGTCGATGCCCCATTGCGAACGGCACAGCGTACTCCTTGTTTTCCCGCGACAACAGTCCGCAGTCAAACGACACCTGCGCGACGCCTTCGTCGAATGTGAAGGTTACGACTTGCCCTACGATTTGCTTCTTCATGGTGAGCCTCCATTGTGTTACGTTAATGATTCAATGTGTTGCTTGGTACTCGTATGACCGGGCACCCGGCGATTAGTTCCCGGTATTTCACAATTATTTGCAGGTATTTGTGTTGTATTTACGCAACACCTGTTGCACCGGGCAGCCATGTCGCTTGCATCCAGCCTTCCGCATGCCATTATCATTACCCCCCTGGCATCCCGGTATCCCGGCGGCATAAATCTGCCCGGCCACGCCCCTGGATCGACCCCCAGGGGCAAATAAAAACTTCACCTTCGCGCACAAATGCACCGAATTATTTTGCTACTGGAATAATTAAGCACGTGAGTTATCGAATAATAATCCACGGGAGCATCCTTGGAGCTTAAGGAAATGTGAGTTAGCAGGAACTCGCCTGGAGGCCGCCGGTCAAACCCGCATGAATGTACCAGCCGCCCACGCCATGCTCAGTGAATTACAGGACGAAGCCCCCAGGGGTGTCATTGCGAAGATGCGGTACTCGCATGACGATATGGTGGACTTTATTATCAGTAATCCGGGGATCAGTCAGAACGCCGTAGCCGCCCGGTACGGGTACTCGGTGGGCTGGCTGAGCCAGGTGATGAGTTCTGACGCTTGGCAGAATAAGATGGCGGAGCGTCGGGCGGAGCTTGTTGATCCGACGCTGGTCGCGACGATCGAGGAACGGTTCAGGGGACTGACGAATCGAAGCCTGGATCGCCTGATGGAGAAGCTTGATGCACCGCAGGTGAGTGATCAGGTGGTGCTTCGGGCAGTAGAACTAGGGGCGAAGGCCATGGGAATAGGCGGGAATGCTCAGCCGCCCGCACCGCCGCCCGCAGATCATCTTGCGGCGTTGGCTCAGCGGCTCGTTGCCCTGCAGACGGGCGTTCGAACACAACTTTCACAAGGGATAATAATCAATGGCCAAGCAGAAGAACTTCCCGACGCCGCCTAAGCCCGCGGGTGACGATGGCGGTAAGGTGGTAGTGGCGGGCAGAGGCAAAGTGCCGAGTTCCGACGCTGCACAATGCGCTCCAACTCCGGCGGCTCCATTGCGGCAGCACTACAAACTGGCAGGAGGTTGCTAATGGAACTGCGACAGTTGGGCAAAAAGCCCCTTGTGCAAGGAGCAGTAACTGCCTCAGACCCAGAGGTCGCTCCGGTGGTTGAAGAAGTTCCCGACCCCCTTGCTGCCGTGATCGCCGGATGGCTGTGTTACCATGAGGCCACCGGTCCATTGCCCTCGCAGCAGTACCTTCGCACTAAGATCAACGATCTGGTGGCGCAGATTCGGGAGTTTCTGGAATAATGGTCGCCGGCTTGCCGCGGAAGAAGGCTCCCTACCGCGTAGGAAAGCGCCCGGCGGGGCGACAGCCGCCTTTTCCCTCGACACCGGTGCAAGTGCGTAAACGTGCGCCTGCTCGAGGTGGAAAATGAACGCCGCCCTGCGGTCAAACGGTTCTGTGGGGGTCTCCTCCCCGTCCGCAGTACTTATGTATGACTGCAGGGCGGCACCTCGATGAACAATCGTAGCGATTTGGGGAATAAATACCTTGGCGAAACCTGCAAAGCAATCTTCGACTTCATCTCGCGCCTTGCCGTCGGCGAAACTATCAGCACAGCTACAGTTACAGCAGTTGTCTACTCCGGCGTCGATTCCACGCCGAGTGCGCTTATCTCGGGCAGCGCCGCCATCTCGGGGACGCAAGTGACGCAACTGACAGTCGGGGGTGTCTTGGGTGTGGTGTATTTACTCACCTGCAGTGTGACAACCTCCGGCAGTCAGACGCTCGTGCTTGAAGGCTTCATGGGAGTAGTGCCGTGAAGGCCGTTCCGGTTAAGCTTACCGCGGATTTAATTGAGTCCTTTGCAGGGACTTTTCTTTCTCCGCGCTACGACAACCGTGCGCCCACGCCGCAGCTGCATAGGGAGGCCTGGGCACTGTACTGCTCTGACAACCCTCAAGTGATGTGCATAGCCCCTCGTGAACATGCGAAGTCGACCGCCTTGACCATGGTTTACACGATGGCGGAGGTGCTGTTTCGTTGCAGCGACTACGTGATACTGGTGAGTTCTACAGAAGACCTTGCGGCCGAACAACTCGGAAACATCAGTGAAGAGCTTCACGAGAACCAAGATATTCGACGGGAGTTTGGAATCAAGGGCTTTGAGAGCGACACAAAGGCTGATATTATTGTGACCTGTAATGACGGGCATAGGTTTCGTATTCTGTGCCGAGGTGCCGAGCAGCGTATTCGTGGTCGTATGTGGAACGGGAAGCGTCCGAATCTCCTCGTCTGTGACGACATGGAAGACGACGAACAGGTCGAGAATCCTGACAGGCGGACGAAGTTTCGGCGTTGGTTCTTCCGAGCCGCCAAGCAAGCCCTGGGCCGCTATGGGAAGACCCGCGTGCACGGAACTGTTCTACACGATGATTCGTTGTTAAATCGGCTGAAGAAGAATAAGAGCTGGAAACATCTGTTCTATGCGGCACATGAGAGCTTCGACGACTTCTCAAATATTCTTTGGCCCGAGCAGTGGCCGGAGGCACGCCTTCGTGCTCGCAGGGAAGAGTTCATCCAGGACGGTGATGCCGCCGGGTATTCGCAAGAATTCTTGAACAACCCTCTTGACAACAGTGAGGCCTTTCTGCGTAAGGCCGATTTTCGTCCGATGGTCGACGAGGACTACGATAGCGAGAAGATCATTTGCGCCTCCGCAGATTTTGCAGTAAGCAAGGCGGATAAGGCGAATCGAACCTGTTTTACGGTCGGCGGTAAAGACGTTTCGAACATCTTGCACTTCCTCGACGTACGAAAGGGACGCTGGGATCCAGTAGAATGGATTGATGAGATGTTCAGTATTCAGCAACGCTGGTCTCCTGAGGTCTTCTGGGTCGAAGACGGTGTGATCTGGAAATCTGTAAGGTCTATGATCTACCGTGAGATGCAGGTGCGTGACATCACCATAAATTTTGAAGCTATCAATCCGGTCAAGGATAAGGCAACCCGAGGTCGCAGTTATCAAAAGCGTATGCGTGCGGGCCTGTGCCGTTTCGACAAGCACGCAGAATGGTATCCGGACTTCGAACAAGAGAACTTACGGTTCACCGGAATTGCGCAGGCGACGTTGGATGATCAGTTCGACTCACCGGCTTTGCTTTCCAAGGGATTCGACGACTTCGCGCACGTGGAGAAGGAAGACTTCTACGATGACGAAGAGCGCGATCTGGAAGCAGGTTTTTGGCAACGGAAGACCATGAACAATTCAGACGGGCGTTCCGTTCACTCAGGCTACTAAATGTTAAACATTGATTCCAAGTTTGAGTTAACCAAGGACATTTGGCTGTCGCCGAACCTTTGCAGGCTGTTCGACGAGGAACAACTGCGTGCGATTGGTTGTGAGGTCTACGCAGGCTATGAGGCGGACGAACAGTCGAGAGACGCTTGGATGCGCCGAAATGAGGCGGGGATGGATCTTGCTTTGCAGATTCAAAAGGCAAAAACCTTTCCTTGGCCGAACTGTGCAAATATCGCTTTCCCTCTGGTGACGATCGCGGCGATGCAGTTCCACGCGCGCGCCTACCCTACGCTGGTGAGCGGGAGTCAGGTAGTTCGTTGTAAGGTAAGTGGGCTTGATCCTGATGGGTCGCTAGCGCGGCAGGCCAGCGGCATCGCCATGCACATGAATCATCAGCTGCTGGAAGAGGACGTTTGCTGGGAGGAGCAAGAAGACAAGGCAATTTTGAATCTAAGCATTGTTGGTACCAATTTTAAGAAGACCTACCATTCCTCCAATCGCGGCCACAACGTAAGTGAGCTGGTGCTAGCAAAGGACTTGGTGTTGAACTACTGGGCCAAGTCCGTTGAAAATTGTTCGCGTAAAACGCATCTGATTCCGCGCAGCAAAAACGAGATCTATGAAAATGTAATGAGTGGTGTCTGGGAAGACTGCCTTACCGCTAGTTGGTTCGCAAATCCTCCGAGGCCTAAGCGCAATAAGAAGGACGAAGAGCAAGACAATCGGCAAGGCGTAACCCCGCCGCAGCCAGACGACACCACATCTTTACTCTTTTTAGAGCAGCATGTGGATCTTGATCTGGACGGTGATGGTTACGCCGAGCCCTATATTATTACTGTTGAGAGTAGCTCGAAGCAGGTTGTGCGAATTGTGGCACGCTTTGAGAGCGGTGATGCAGTGATACGGGCAACAGGCGGAAAGTACAAGGGCCGGATTATCAAAATTCAGGCCACAGAGTACTTTACTAAGAAGACCTTTATTCCGTCACCCGACGGTGGGATCTACGACATAGGATTCGGTGTGTTCCTGGGGCCGCTGAACGAAGCTGTGAGTTCGCTAGTCAATATGCTGCTCGACGCTGGAACCATGCAGACTACTGCAGGCGGATTCCTGGGGCGCGGAGCGAAAATTCGGAGCGGCACGAACACCCTTGGCCCGTTTGAGTGGAAGCGGGTGGATTGTACAGGTGACGATTTACGAAAGAGCATGGTTCCCGCCACGGTCAATGCTCCGAGTGACGTACTGTTCCAATTGCTTGATCTATTGATCCAATACACGAGTCGGATCAGTGGAACTACCGATACTACGGTTGGAGAAAATCCAGGACAGAACACTCCAGCACAAACCATGCAGACGATGGTAGAGCAGGGACAAAAGGTCTATACCGCGATCTTCAAGCGCATTTGGCGTGCAAGCAAGCTTGAATTTCAGAAACTGTTTGAATTGAACAAGATTTATCTTTCGCTGGATGCTGTGCAGATTGGTGGAGTGACCCGTAAAGATTACCTGATGACGAAGGGTGCAATCTGTCCTGTGGCAGATCCGAATGCGACGAGTGAGACGCAGCGGCTGCAGAAAGCAATTGCGCTGAAGCAGGCGGCTGCGTCGACCCCCGGGTATGACAAGGACGAAGTGGAACGCCGATTCCTGAGTGCCCTCGGTATCGAGGACGTGGAGAAAGTATTTAAGGGTGGCGGCCAGCCAGCTCCTGATCCGCAGATTGCCATAGCTACGATTATGACACAAGGGCGCTCGGCTGACAAGAAACTTGATGCTGAAGTTAAGATGAAAGCGCTGGAGCTTGATATACAGAAACTGCAGAATGCTCAGCAAGAATTCGTGGCGGAGTTGACGGAAGAGCGCCGCGTGAATGATGCGAAGATCTTGCAGTTGCAGGGCGCTGCCATGGAGGCCTCTGCAAACGCACAGTCGGAGCAATCCTACGCGCAAGTCGCAATGATCGACGCACAGATAGCGGCTGCGAGGCACGAGAACGATCGAGTAGACGCACAGATCGGACACATTCTTCACGCAATGGAAATTGCTTCGAGTCATAAAATTGGAATGAGTAAGGTGAATGGTAATGGCACTGACTGAAGAGGAATTCAAGGAATGGCGACGGTTGCACGCTACGCAGGAGATTATTCGCGTGCTGCAAGCGAAGCGTGAAGAACTTCGGCAACTGTGGGAGGGTGGAAGTTTCACTGACTACACGCTGGAAGGAACGGCCCTCGTGAACGTAGGAAACGTGGGGACGTGTAAAGGTTACGCTTTCGTGACCGAACTCACCTACGATGACTATATAGCGGAGTTAGATGATGTCGAATCTAAGCGGATTGATGCCTCTGGGCGTAGCAGTATTGGTAAAGAAGTATGAACCCGAGCGTACAGGCGGGCTTATTGAAATTCCTGACGTGGTTCAGGGACGTATGGCAATGGTCGATAATCGAGCTGTTGTGGTCGCTGTTGGCGCAAGTGCATGGCATGATGAACCCGTGCCTAGAGCAAAAGTTGGAGATAAAGTCTTGATCACGAAGTTTGCGGGTTTCATGGCCAAAGGTCCCGCCGACGGTGCAATGTACCGCTTGGTGAATGACCGCGACATCTTCTGTGGAATTACGCATGAAGGAGGCGAACATGTCTGAGCCCTTGGTTGAATCTTTAGCTGCGCCAGAAGTGCAGCAGGAAGCAGAGAAGCTTGGTTGGATACCGCCCGTGCGGTTCAAGGGTGATCCTGAGCGTTTTATCGACGCGGAGGACTACATTCGGCGGGGGGAGGAAGTCCTTCCGATAGTGAAAGAACAGAATAAGCGGCTGAAGGCTGAGCTGGAACAGATCAAGACTGTTGGCACACAGATGCAACAGGCGTTAGTGCAAGCGCAGGCAGCAATTGAGGATCTGAAGGAGGCGAATTCGGTCAACGTAGTTAAGGCGGCGCAGCAAGCTCGGCTGGAGCTGAAGGCACAACTGGCCAACGCGAGTGAAGCCGGTGATCACGCAGGCGTTGCTGAATTGACGGATCAGTTGACTCGGCTTGTCGCAGCGGAAAAGGAAGCGAAGGTTGCACCGGTGGTGCCGGTGGTTCCAACACAGCCTGTCCTGCATCCAGAAATGGTAGCCTGGCAGCAAGAGAACTCGTGGTTCGGTGTGGACAAGGTTCGTACTGCTACAATTCTGGGCATCGCGCAAGAGCTTCGGGACACCGGAAATACCACGGTAGGCCGTGAGTTCTTCGACACCGCAAAGCGCGAATTAGTTAAGCGTTTGCGTACGGAAGACGAAGACCCAGAGCTGCCTCGTGACAAAGTAGAGGGCGCACGTAATGGAGGTGACTTACGGGATGTTCAACGCGGGGGTCGTACTAAGGGTTATGCTGCGTTGCCGCGTGAAGCTAAGGACGCCTGTGACGCCGACGCGCGTAAGTTCGTAGGCAAGGGAAAACGCTACGAGACTGCTGACGCTTGGCGTGCTCGTTATGCCGATATTTACTTTGGGAGTTAGTAACATGGAACTGCAAAATACTGCAACAAGAGACCAAAAGGGTGCCTCGGAACGTAAGCGCATTCCGATGAGTACGCCGGTGCAGAAACTGGAAGTGCCGGAAATGCCAGGATTTCACCTTCACTGGTTTACAAGCGACCCTGCTCGTATCCAGCGAGCACTCGAGGGTGGCTACGAATTCGTAGATGAACAGGAAGTACGGGTGAATGCAGTGGGCCTTGGTGGTGATTCCGCGCAGTCAGGAAACACAGATCTAGGTTCACGAGTGAGCGTGGTGGCAGGCGGCATTGGCGCGGACTCGCAGCCGAACCGACTGATTCTTATGAAGATCAAGCAGGAGTGGTACGAGGAAGATCAACAAGTAACTGAGGCGCGGAGTGACAAAGTGGCGATGGCCCTGCGCGGTGGAGCGATTGGTGCAGAGAGAGAAAAAGGTACCGATGGTGTTCATCGCTATGTGGACAAAGCTCGTACAGTCATTCCTGATCTTTTTACCCCCAAGCGTGGGAAGTCCCGCGTTTAACGCACGGAGATTTTTATGGCAAATGCAAATCGTGCTTCTGGGTACACTCCTGTTGGGTATCTCAACGGGGCTTCCTGGAACGGTCAAGCACGACTTTACTCAATTGCGGCGTCTTACGGCACCGAGCTGGCGATTGGAGACCCGGTAATCAGCAACGGTACAGCTGACGTTAACGGTATTCCAGGCATCGCGCTTGCAGCTGCAACTGGTGGAGTTCGTGGTGTTATTGTTGGCCTGGGCAAGTCGCCGGGTCTGATGGCAAATCCAAGCAACCTTGATACTACCAAGCGTCCCGCCAGCGATCCTGCTGTCTGGTACGCGATGGTAGTTGATGATCCGAATGTGATTTTCGAGATCCAAGAAGAAAGCAATGGAACCGCTCTTGCTGCGGTGGACGTAGGTATGAATACTATACCGGTGCTGGCAGCTGCTGGTACGTACTTGTCCGGCTGGCTTCTGCGTTCCGCCTCCGGTGCTACTCCCGCGGTGACCGCAACGTTGCAACTGAAGCTCCTGGGCCTTGCTCAGAAGCCCGCAGGAACTAACGTTTTCGGCGCCTACGCGAAGTGGCTTGTGCAGTTCAACGTCCATGAACTTGGACACGGTACCGGCTCGCTTGCCGTTTAATAGGAGGCTACTATGCCAGCAGGTATTATCAACACAGGCAGTCATCCCAAGCTGCTTTGGCCCGGCGTTTATACGACCTGGGGTCAAATTTACGACGAGCACGAGAAAGAATACACCGACCTCTATGACGTCAGAACGTCTGATAAAGCGTATGAGCAAGGTGTGCAAATTTCTCCGTTCGGCCTCGCCCCGATTAAGCCACAAGGTCAGGGCATTACCTACGATGGTGAAGTGCAGGGTGCAGTTACCACGTATTCGCACATCGCGTACGCCTTGGGTTACATCGTTACCTACGAGGAGCTGAAGGACAATCAGTATAAAGAAGTCGCTACTCGTCGTGCGGAAGCAAATGCGTTCTCGATGGCACAGACGGTGGAGAACGTCGGCGCATTCCTTTACAACAACGCCTTCAGTACCACGTACTTCACCACAGGTGACGGTGCTGCGCTTTGCTCAGCCTCGCACGTCAATGCAACTGGCGGCACTTTCAGTAACGCGCTGACGCCGGCAGCGGATCTTTGCGAAGCAAGTCTTGAAGATATCAGCATTCAGATCATGGGTACTCAGAACGATACGGGCCTTTTGATCAACATTATGCCGGAATCGCTGCATATCTCTAAGAATGAATGGTACAACGCAAATCGTGTGCTGGGTTCAGTGCTTCAGGCTGACAGTGCCAACAACAACATCAACGTGTTGAAGGCGACTAATGCGTTCCCGAAAGGGATCAAGATGAACCACTACTTCTCATCTGCCCATCCATGGTTTATTCGTACGAACTGCCCGAACGGCATGACGTTCTTTTGGAGAGAGGAGCCGTCGTTCGATCAGGATAACGACTTTGATACCAAGAACGCCAAGGCCGCGAGCTACATGCGGTTCAGTGTGGGTTGCACCGATCCGCGTGGAATCTTCGGCAGTAACGGGCCATAAGCAGTATTGTTACAATGCACACGTGAGTTATAGATGAATAATCCACGTGTCTATCAATAACGGTATTGCAGTAAGCGTCCTGGCGTTTCCAGGTAATTGTTGGAGGGTTAAAGATGAGTAAGAGAAATTCAGTAGGCCTTCCCGAATCGGTTGCATTTGCACCTGCCGCAGGGCAGTTGTTCCGTTACCGTCAAGGAATGGGCATGATCCCGAGTGCTGAATGGCAAGTCGGCATGGAAGACTTTGCACTCGGAGTGTGGGCTACGAATGTGCCGGAAGGCTGGGCAGGTACCGTGATCGACACAGGGGCAACAGTGGTTTTGGACACTACGGTAGGTTATCCTACGGGTGCCCTGTTTGGCAGTGATGATGCGGGGGAAGGTGCTTGTATCTATGGCACAAAATTCCTTCAACTAACTGCGGACAAACGATTCTTCATGGAGTGCAGGTTTCAGACGAAAGCCGCTGCGGATACCACGGTGCAATTTGGCTTGTCCTCTGTTACGGCGACTACGAACCCCGAGGACATCTGGACAACGACCTCCACGGACTTAGTAGCTTTCGGCATCCTTACGGGTGACGCTACTGTTACAATGTTGTGCGACGCAGGGAACAGTGGATCAACTGCTGAACTCGGGTCGATTGATCTTAAAGATGCCACGTGGCATACACTAGCGATCTACTTTGATGGTACCTACATTTATGGCTATGTCGATGGTGTGTTCGCTATTAAGTGGTCTCAAGCCGCCGCGACGACCATTCCGACGGGTGTAGTTCTCGCCCCGTTTGTCGGCTTCCTCAATGGTACTACCGGCACAACGCAAAAAGGCCATTGTGACTATCTTCGCTGGGTTCTTGAACGTTAATCGAAAGGAAAAGAAATGCCCGCAAATCTTCAGATTCAAACGATGGGTAGCCAGAAGGTCAGTAACGTCTGGAACACAGATCACGCATTGGCGGATGAAGGAAGCTTCTTTACCGCCATAAATCCAGTCGTTGGTACGGCGATTGCCATGACGACCTCAGTCGTCGACGACGCGCTGACCGCTTCTTCCACCCATGCTCCGAACGTTCCATATCTGTACATGCAGAATCGCGGCACGCTGGGCGACCCTAATGGGAAGAGTATTTATCTTCGTTACATCAAGCTTTTCTCCCGCATCGGCGATCAAGCTTGGACAAACGCAACGCAAGCGCTGTTCTCTATTCGTAGTGATGGTGGTGGTGAGCGCCGGACAACGAAGGGCACGGCACTCAGCATCTATAACGCTAACACGAACTTCAGTCAAGGCTCCGCCGCAGACTTCACCGCCGGTGGTAACGTGACGAGCCTTCCGGGCGGCACCGGGCGTATCCATGCTCATGGACTGATTCAGTCTTCCATCCCTCTCGCAGGTTCCACATGGCTGTTTTCCTTTGGCGACGCCTACCAAGGCAATTTTGGTTATGCTTCGGTAATTAACACGCTCAGTCTGGCTTGTCCGCCTTTGGTTATCGCTCCGGGCTGGTCGATGCAGTTGGACCTTTGGGCTACCGCCCTTGCCGCCGCACCAACCTTCGAGGTTGAAGTTGGCTATGTCGAGCGCTTCAACGGCCAGTAATTTTTACCGAAAGGAAACTTAAATGAACATTTCAGATTTGAATGCACAAGGGTTAGTTTTTACGGCAATGAATCAGGCCGGGGCGACCGTTACCCTTATCAACACCTCGACCGCGACGGGCTTCATTCTCAGTAACCCTTGGGGCTCTGGGAAGAAGCTTGTCCTGTGGCAAGTAGATTTTAACTACACTACGGTACCCGCTGCCGCCGCCCTTATCTTTGGTGCTATTTCCGTCGCGCCAAGTCCAATTGCAATGGCTACAGGAACTGCGCTTGACGTTGTAGGTGCAGATGGTACTGGCGTTACTAACCGTTCGGTGGCTCGTGCGTATAATGCAGTCACTACGCCGAACCTTCCACGCTATGCCTTTACGCTTGGGTACTCTCCAACTACGCCAGCAACTGCCTCAGGACTGACCGTTAGAGCTGCGCTGAACGGCGCCTACATCTTGGTACCTGGAAGCTACATGCAGATCAGCTATATCACTACGGCGCCTGTAGGTATTGGTTCCGCGCTTTGGGCAGAACTTCCGTTGTAATTAAACCGCAATCTTGGAGGGAGATGGCTCCCTCCTCGTAAGCTAAGGAGCTACAAATGGCAAATTACGTTAAGACAACGTTGATTCAAGAAGGCCCAAGTGCCTTTACCGTACATGCGTTTATCAAGAGCGATGGGGTGACCGGCGAACTGGTCAATGTACCGATCGTTGCTGCGAGTGAACTTACCGGGTTAAGTCCCTCGATGTTTCTTTCTATGTGGGAGCTTTGGTACACAGTCACGAATTTTACAGTGCAATTCAGTTGGAAGACTCTGACGACGCCTGTTCCTGCCTGGTGCGCTGCTCCTGGAGTGGATAGTCGGCAAAAGTTCCATCGTTTTGGTGGATTGATTGATCCATCTGGAATGTACGGGCAGGCGCAGTTGTTAATGACAACGCAAGGTTTTACGCTACCTTCAAGCTACGGTGCGTTTGTACTTCGTGGCAGGAAGCATGATGGTACTCCTTCTGCCTATAAAGTTGTGGGTGTTCCGCAGGGACGGTTAGCCGGCACAACGATTCTTGGAGCTTAATCATGACGGCTCCCGCAGATAACACGCCGATCTCGATCCTGACAGATGCGTATTACGACGCAGGTCTGCTTCCGCAAGGTGAGAGTCTGAGCGCGGAACAACTCGTGCTTGGAATGCGAAAGCTGACGGAGCTGATCAATTTTCTGCAAACGCGCCCGGGGGTGAAACTCTGGTTGAACCAAGATCTATCGGTGACCCTGATTGCAGGGCAGGCAGATTATACCTTTGGCCCCGCTGCCGGTATCGTGATGAGCAAGCCGTTGAAGGTTATTGACGCATTCTACACGAACGCAAGCGGCATTCGGCGGCCACTTCTTCCGATGAGTTGGAGCGATCATAACAGATTGAGCCAAGTTACACAAACGGGGCAGCTTAATCAGTACTTCGTGGACAAGCAACCTGCGCAGTTAAAGGTGAGCTTCTGGCTCGTGCCTGATGCAGTCGCCGCGACGGGAACAGCACATTTGCAGATCCTGCGGCAGGTGACCAATTTCGTTAATGTAACGGAGACTATGGACTTTCCAATCGAGTGGCGCTTGGCGCTGCATTGGGGAGTCGCTGATATGCTTTGCACAGGACAGCCTCAGGCGATCATGGATCGTTGCCAGGCGCGAGCGGAATTGTACGCAATGAGTCTTGAAGACTTCGATGTTGAAGACGCACCTGTAAATTTCGCGCCGGATTCTCGTGGGTTGGCCGTCGGAGCATTTCAATAATGCCGCAAGCACAAACGACACAGCAACCGCCGCGCCTGCCTCTGATAGTGCAACCAGAGAACCGTGATGACACGACGCTTAAGGACGCGAAGTTGATCAATGGTTACGCAGAGAAGGACGATACGGAAGGCCAGTACCAGTTGTACCAAAGACCTGGACTACTAGCAACAGGCAGTGCGCATTCCGGAAATGGTTATGGTGTTTATAATTGGCTTGGAGACGTCTACGCGATCTTTGGTGCAACATTGTACAAGAATGGGGTAGCGGTTACAGGTACCCTGAATACAGCGGGCGGAGGCTACAGGTTTGAATCTTGCCTAGGAACTACCCCAAAGTTACAGTTAAGTAATGGCGCTGCGTTTTATAATTACGATGGAACCAATGGACTCGTAGTAGTAAATCCGCTGTTGACGATTACAGCAGGCGCATTTGTGGTAAGCACAGAGTATACAATCCTGGTTCCGGGAACAACAAACTTTACATTGATCGGAGCAGCCAACAGTAATGCGGGTACTGTGTTCACGGCGACAGGCGTAGGTGCTGGTACCGGAACTGCAACGACGAATAGTAATTTACCTGCGACTACCGTTAAGGGGATAGGTTATCTAGACGGTACAACCTACGTGATGAACGTCGAAGCGTCAATTCGTGGCTGCACCACGCTGAACGACCCGACCGCGTGGACAGATCTGTTAAACCGACTCACCGCGCAGATTGAACCCGATGGCGGCGTAGCCATAGCGAAGCAGCTGGTGTATATCTTGGCACTTGGGCAGTGGTCAACAGAAGTTTTCTATGATGCGTTGAACCCCACTGCGAGTCCCTTAGGCCCGGTGCAAGGCGCAAAGATTAATTATGGTTGCCGCACCGCGGATTCTGTACGTGACATTGATGGAGTGTTGTTCTGGGTAGCAACAAATAGGGGGGCAGCTCCACAGGTTGTAATGCTCGAAGGACTGAAGATCGCCGTAGTTTCTACGAAGGCAATTGAGCGTTTGCTAAGCACGGCGGATTACACGACAGTGTATTCATTTTCGTTGAAATACGCGGGGCATCGGTTCTACGTACTGACATTGAAGAATGAGAATCTCACACTTGTCTACGACATGACAGAAAAGCTGTGGAGTCAATGGGCGGACAAGGATGGGAATTACTGGCCAATTGTTGCGTCGACCTACAGTAATACGCTGGGGCTCATTCTACAGCACGAATCGAACGGGCAATTGTATTTGTTCGACGCAAGTTATGTTACGGATGCAGGGGATCTTATCACTGTAGATCTGATCACACCGAATTATGATGGAGGTACCCGACGCCGAAAGACCTTGGCATTCATGGAGTTTCTAGGCGATCGGATTGCAGGATGTTTGCTGCAAGTACGCCATAATGACTTTGATTATGATCCAACGAAGTGGACGAATTTTAGGCGGGTTGATCTGGGAAGTGCAAAACCTATGCTGGAGAATGAGGGCACTTTTACACGCAGGGCGTATCAATTGAGAAAGTGTTGCCCTACTCGGATGCGGCTGCAAGCGCTTGAACTTCAACTAGACATAGGAACTTTATAATGGCGTTCCAACCACCCCCAACCTGGGCTATGCCAGTTCTTGTGGACGAAACTACGAAACAGGTCGCGTTTAACCCCGTCTGGTTAAAGTGGTTTGTGGATCTTACTTCAGTTATTAGTTCAATCGGTAGTGGTGGTACGTCGATCAGCCATAACGGGTTGACGAATCTCCAAGGCGGAGCAGCCGCCAAGTATTATCATCTGACGGATACGGACTATACGGCTGTAACGACAAGAACCTTTGCGACACTTACGGCGGCAACCGTTAAAGCTACTACTGTAGGGGGCTATAAATCAAGTGATAACAGCTCCGGTTACACAGGGACAATTACCACCACATCTCTGGTTGGTAAGACAGTCACGATTAAAGACGGCCTTATAACGAGTATAGCATGACGACATTAATCTTTTCTGGTGCTGCTACGATTGATAAAATCTGGCCACTTTTGCGCGCAGGGATTGAATCCGCACTTGAAACTTCTCACGAAGAATGTACGATAGATGATATTTATGAAGGCATTAAACTCGGACGTACGATTGTTCTTTACGTGGCGGAGAAACAAAGCTACTTTGGAATGGTTATTGGTATGTACAATTTTCCAAGATATAAAATTGCTCGTGTTCTTTTGGGCTTTGGCAAGAATATATGTAAAGAAAAAGCTTCTTGGGAAATTGTTGAGGACTGGGCGAGGCAGAACGGTTGTAAATATATTGAAGCTTGGGTAGCAACTGAGTCTCGGGCTAAGCTATTTAGCCGCTTCGGTTTTAAGAAAACTTACCAAATTGTTAGGAGTGTCTTGTGAAAATCCTTACAAAGATTGAACATATCTGGGATGCGGAGCAAGATTGCTACGTGGCAGCATCCGCGGAGAGCTTTGAATACGAAGGTACATTGGCACTGTGTACGGGGGCAGAGGTGGCTCCAGCCGCAGCGGGGGCTGCGAAAGGCGCGACAGAGGTAGGGGGGCTTTCAGCCGCAGCGGATACTTCAGCAGCTCTTGGTGCTGGTGATGCGGCTTTTGGGGCAAGCGTAGCAGGCGCAGGTGCAGGCGCAATGGGAGAACTGGGGGCCGACTCGGCGCTGCTCACAGGAGCAAACGCGGCAGAGTATGGAGGCGTAGGTGAGCTTGGAGCTTGGTCAGGAGGTTTGAATGCTACTAATACTGCGACGATAGATTCTACACTTGCCAGTGGGGGTTCAGTTGCGGATACGCTTTCAGCATCAAACGCAAACTTCTGGGCAAACCCCGTAAATGTGAATAATGTTTTTAATACTGTAGGTGGCCTTAACACTGGAGCGCCTGCGTCTAGTGGCTTATGGGGAACTGTGCAAAGCTCGTTGAAGGACTTTGCACCCGTCATGTCTATCGGCAGTGGTCTGTATGGAATGTCCCAAGCGGATGCGATGAAGAAAGCCGCTTTGCTGGCTGCGCAAAACGCGGATTCCTGGGGAAATTCGGGGGGGCGCGCTGCTGCCGACGCACAACTCCAAGAGTTCATGCGCGATCCGGCGACCGCTGCTGCGAAAGATCCGGCGTTTGCTCTTCGTATGCAGGGTGCTATGCGTGCGAACGCAGGCAGTGGGCAGGACTCCGGAGCGATGGCGGTGGCAGGAGCAGGTGCATCAACTGATTGGTATAATCAACGGTTGCAGACACTCGGAGGCCTAGCGGGTGCTGGTGGAACTGGCGTAGGTGCCGCACAGGTTGGGCTGCAGGGCCAGCAGATGGCGAATACAACCCTGGGAAATAGTCTTGCGTCCATCGGTTACGGGTTAAGCGGAAACTCAAGTGACGCACAGATACTGCAATTGATGGCTAAACTTAGAGCTTCCGGGAGCCTTTAATGAGCGAACTATGGGGCATGGCCGCGGGCTTCAATGCCGCTGACGCAAATGCTCGCCAGAACGTCCTAGGTGCGGTGCAGGCACAAAAGGCGTTAGGCGATATTGCGATGCAGCCGGCGCAGCAAAGGCTGATAGAAGCCCATGCAGGGGTGGAGGAAGCACAACTTCGGGATGCCAAGATGCTGCAAGACCTCGCGGCAAACTCTACGGCCTCTGATGCAGCGGCGGCAAAGGGAGAAATTCTTCCAATGGCCGACGCACCAAGTCGGCAGGCGTCACTAGCTGATCCTTTGCGCCGGATGTACGATCTTGGCATGCAGAAGGGCGCAAGCCCTAGCGTATTGATTCCGTTAGCAACGAAAATCGCAGGCATTGAACAGAAGGAGGCAGCAAGTGCGGCTTCCACTGCGCAGCAGCAAAAGGCCCAGACTGAGACTAGGATCAAGCAAATGGAGCGTGTGGGTTCGCTGGCCCAGTACGCGCTGCAAGGGCCACAACAGTATAAAGAGGCCTTGGCGGAGGCGGCGAGTGATCCGACGTTGAAAGACTTTCCACTGTCAAGATTGCCGCTGGACTGGAAAGCCGCGCAGCCTATTCTGGGCGGACTACAAGCACAGAGCATCAAGGCAATTGATGCCCAGAAATTGGCATTAAGAGCGGCGTCTGATGAGTCGAAAGATCGCTTGAGGAGCGCACAAGAAGGTAAGATCGGTTTCAGTATAGACTACCTGAAAGCCAAGACTGACATAGCCAAAGACACACTGGCACGCACCATTAAGAATGGCGGCGAGGGCAGTCCTAGTGTTGTGGCACGCCGTGATGAACTGAATGCCAACAGCAAGACGAAGCGAGATACGCTAGACCGCAAGGAATTCCCACAATTGCCGGCGGATCCAAAGGCTGTGACTGTTCCTGGAAGTCGCTTCACCTGGCCAGACGGCGTTACAAGGGTAGAGTATATCGGGAAGGACCCGGCTACCGGGAAACAGATGTTCAAGCCATTGGCGCGTGGGGCGAAGTCTCCGACGAGTACTAGCAGACCCGCTACCTCAAGCCCCTCCACAAGCTCTGCCCCAACCGCAGATACTAAAGACGACTCTAACAAGAGCGAGGACGACTGATCATGGCGAATGACTTGTTGTCGTGGGATGATGCGGTTACGGCTAGAGCGCCTGTGGAAGCTCCGACCAGCGAACTAGAGAAAAATATCAATACGTCAAGTGTAAAACCTGGCGATACTACCTTCAAAGATTTACCCGTAGAATCTCAGCAGAACTTAATGCTGCATTATTTAGCGCTGGGCAATGCGGCGGCGGACGAAGGCCTGAAAGCTAAATACACTTCGGGTATGTTGACCTGGGATGATGCTGTAAAAGCTCGTCCGGGCTACGTAGAACCCAAGTCTTTAGCTAAGCGCATCGTTGATGATGTAAATGACCTTGGAAAGGGTACTATTCAGGTTACGGACATGATACTTGGAATTCCTGCGTGGCTTGCACAATTGGGAATGACGGGGCTAGCTTCGATGGGCTACGCGGTCGCAGGGGATCACACGCCTCTGGCAAAAGGTGCTAAGCTTATCGGAGAGGCTACGGAAAAAACGGGACTTCTTACACCAATTCAAACTTACCTACTGGATACGCAAATTAAAGACTCTACAGTAAGTAAAATTCTTGCAAAACCTGGAGCGGTGATTGACAGTGCTGCAGAGTACTGGTCAGAGAAAACCGGAAATACGGAAACAGGTGAGGCACTTAAACAGTCCGTAAATGTAGGAATGGCAATTTTTCCAAAAGGCGCTGGCGCAGTCTGGAGAGAGGGCAAGGCGGTCTTTAAGGGGAAGGCAACTCCGAAAATGCCCGAGGTAGAACCAGAAGGCCCGCCGGCAGAACCAGAAGGCCCGCCGGCAGAACCTTCCCCTACGGTCGACTACCAAGCCGCCATCAATGCAAACACTGGTGTGAGTACGCTTACTCCTGCGGAGGCCATCGCGGCAAGTCAGGCACGCATCGCACAGACGAGGGAGGGTTTCAAGAAAGGCGAGACTGTTACAAGGGCCAGCCTCCTGCCTCCAGAATCCGGAGAGGCTGTTTGGAGGAGTGGCGATGCAGACTATCCTGTAACAGTCACCGGCGCGTCAATCAACGGGCCAGACGGTGTTCGCTATACCCCGGTACAGTATAACGGGAACGCTTCTTTTATTCCGACCTCGGAGCTTCGGGCAAAGGTGGAGCCACAGGTTGGACTGCCTGAACCAAAGGTACCGTTTGAGGGCGTGCCGAAAACGCGCATGGTTGAGGGAAAGACCTTGGAGGAAGCTGCCGCACCGATGGCTCCACTGGACAGTGCGCTGGATAAGATTCGCCAAGGCAGGTCCTTTGATATTGACGCGGTGGAGAAAATTGCACTGCAAAGCGTATTGAAGGCCGGAGGGCGGATCGTCGATGAAAACGGGAAACCCATAGGTACGGGCTTCCAGAATGGGCAGGTTGATCCAAGGCTGCTGGCCGCCTTGGGCATAGGTTCGGCGGCGGTGTTGATGGCGATAGACCCTGAAAGTAGAGAGCGTCTAGGGGCGGTTGGACTTGTCGGCGCCACCCTAATGACTGGTGAAGGCCGCTCGCTTGCAGCACACCTAAAAGAGGGTAAGCCTTTCACTGACCCTTTATTCAAAGCGCTTTCTGAAACGCGTACAGAATTTCCAGCGCAAACGATCCGTGATAATTTTGGAAAAACCTCAGCGGAAGCTCAAAGTATTTTTATCCGAATTCTTGGGAATAAAGAAAGTATCACGGCAAAGGAACTTACAGAAGGCTGGGTAGCAGAAACAGCTGGATGGAAACTGACCCCTGAGGTAGTAGAGCCAGGTCGTACGCGCTATGTGTTGCCGAAGACTTTGCAAGTGGATGATGCGGCTTTATTTGGACCTGAACGAGTCTTCGGGCAAACGGAGAACTTTAAGGCCGAAGACGTTAAACATGTAGTTAATATGGGGAGTGTACTAGCAGAGGCGGAGACTTCCGACTCTCCGATACTTAAAAATTGGCCACAGAAACTCGTGCGGGAAGAATTAAGTTCTGCTGCTGCGCAAGGAGAAGCCTCCGTGCGTTTTCTAAGCGCTGATCCTGTAGTTGCCAAAACCGCAGAGTATATTAAAGGGCTTGGAGGCGTAGAACTTAAGGATACCGGTGGACGTACTTGGTGGGACGTGCCGGTAGACAGTGTTGTGAAGCAAACGAAAGCCGGGCCTGCAATCCATATGCTCGGGCAGGCCGACCCGGAGCTCCTCGCCAAGATAGCTGGTGGCGTAGCCCTCGGTGCCTACGTAATGAACTCCGACAATGCGAAGGGACTGATGCTCGCAGGGATTGGAGGTACGCTGGCGGCAAAGGGAGGTCTGAAGGCAATGCTGGAAGCGGATCTCCTCAAGACCGCGCGCGAGGGCGGTGCCAAGGCACAGGCGGCTTTCACAGAACTTTATACCCGTAACGAACCCCAGCTGCGCAAAAGCGTAGCCAGCTTCGCGCGTAGCGGAGTTGATATTGACGACGTAGTACAACGCAGTTTTATCTCCGCCTTCCAGAATCTGGATAACTTTCGAGGCGAGTCTAAGTTCAGTACATACCTGCACCGCATTGCACAGAACAAAGCGAAGAACATGCTGGAGTATGAGTCTGGACGACCGACTTCCGAGATCACTCCGGAGATGGAGCAGACACTAGGGACAAATGAGACCCCGGCAAGTATCGCGCAGAACAAGTTGTTGGGTAGCCGCCTTGACGAGGCAATGAACAAGATTGACCCGAATTTCCGAGACTCCTTTCTTATGCGGGAAGTCGAGGGGATGAGCTACGAAGACATTGCGGAGCGGCGAGGGATTCCGGTTAATACGGTACGGACTCAGATCTTCCGCGCAAAGGAGCAACTGCAACGGCACTTGCAGGACTACGCGGACGGAGATACAGGACAGGAAAATTTCGGTTCGAGTTCGGCCACGGGTAGGCTTGGCTCCAAGGAGGGAGGAGCCACGACCCCTGAGGAAATCTTCAAACGCGCAGGAATCTTCACTGCGGTTGCAGCAGGCGCGTACCTGGATCAGGATCACATGATTGAGGGCGGGTTGCTTGGTCTCGGTGCTGCAGTGACTGCATTGAGTTTGAAGTCCTTAGGCATCGCTGGCATCAAAGACTACGTAAAACAAATGCAGTCGCAGAAACCCTTCCTAGACATTGGGCCTCAAATACTTAATACTGGGTATCAAATCTGGAAGGCAGAACGCCTGGCAAAGAGCTTGACGAAGCAAACCGAGGCCCTGCATCCGGAGGTTGAAGCCCGCGAGCACATCTATAAGGTATTGTCGAATGAGGCAACGCGTGCTTCGACTCCCACGGAACAGAAGACCGTATCTGTATATCGAGAGGCCTTTAATACGCTGGGTAAATACGCCAAGGACGCAGGAGTAATCAAGTCCCTGATTCAGAACTACGTAACTCGTATTTATGGGCCGCAAGCAGTGAATTGGGCGCTGGATAGAGTGCGCGGAAATATCAATATGGACTCCCCTTTCGGCAAGCAGCGAATGTTTCCAACGCTGGCAAAAGCAGAGGCCGCGGGCTTTCACCCGATCACGACTGATATTACCAAGGTATTTGAAGAATACTCCAGGAGTGTTACCAGCGCTGTGGAGAATCAAAAGCTGATTGACGGACTTAAGAAAAATCCGACCGGGGTTGAGGGTGAATTCGGGATTATGAAAGAGGGGGAAGCTCCGCGTGACTACATGTTCGTAGATCACCCGAGTCTTCGTGGTTTCCGCGTTCACCCGGACTACGCGCCTGATCTTAAGCAGCTGATGGAGACTTTTAAACCCGGCGCAATTCTTAACGCACTGGACGTGATCAACACTACGCAAAAGCGCGGCGCTGTCGTATTGTCTATGTTTCACCCTGTTGCGATTGGCCACGCCTTCATTGGAGGAATGCCGCTGCGAAAGGGCATTCCAGGAGCTGTAACAAATATAGTACGCGCACTGAAGCCGCAGGGTGTCGCCATGCTTGCCGGAGCTATCGTCGGCAATCAGTTAAATCCTGACAATCCTCTGCTTGGGCTCATGGGAGGTGCAGCTGTTGGTGGGTGGGCAGGAAAGTATCTTCCTGCACGAGCGTTTGGAGAGAACCAAGGACTGAGGCAGTTGTATAATGGAACGCCTGGAGACTTCATTGACACTGCAGCGAAGTATGGGTTCAGACCCGGTTTCGAAAACGCCTCGCCCACACTCGCAGATATGCAAGGAAACTACTATCAGGCAATGGAACACATCTCCAAGTCACTGGATAAAGTAAGCGAGGGTCTGGGCACAAACACCGTAGGTAAGTACACGGAACTGAACCATCAAGGTGACAATTTCCTTTTCGGCCGCCTGATGCCGATGACAAAGATCACAGTTCTGATGGATAAAGTACGTGAATTACAACGTAATAATGCACGTGAATACGAAGCAGGCCGAGCACCCTTGAAGTCAGAGAAGGAGATCTATACAAATGCGATCAGTTATACCGATGATCTTATCGGTGGGCAGAACTATACGCGACTTACTCAGGAACTGACTTCGAGGCTTGGGCGTTCTGTTGCGGCTTCGGCGCTTGGGCCTGCCGGGCAATTCGTCGGACGCATGGGACTATTCGCGATGGACTGGACAATCTCGACTTCGCGGATGTACCTGAAGGCGTTTAGTAACGAGGGTAAGGTTGCAGCCGGAGGCGCGCTTGCTGCTACGCAGATGTTTCCTGATGACAAGACACTTGCAGGAGGACTCGGAGCGCTACTGGGCTTTGGACTTGCGAAGACCCTGGGCATTAAAGGCGGAGAGGGGTCTGGTTTCCGCGGACTAGTAAGGCCGACTGAATTGGCAGACCTGCACCGTCAGTACCTTGGACGTAGCTTGCTGGTCTATACAGCAGCAATTGATTGGCTGAATTACCAGAACACCGGCCATCATTTCTGGGAAAACAAAGACATTACACGATTAGAGAACGCCGATGGAACCACGACCCAAGTGTCGAAACACTTCTGGGAACCCGTACATTGGGTGACTAACTTTCGCCAGCAGCTGATGAATAAGTCTAGTTTCTTAGTAAAGGAAGCCGGTGCGCAACTGCTAAATGCAGATTATCTATCAACACACAAAACTCCAACGATGGGAGATACGCCCCTTAAGCCCGGGATGAGTACAGAGGAAATGTTAGAAGCAACTAAGGGCAACCCTACCTTGCAGGATCGTGCAGCTCACGCAGCCCGTGGGTTCTCTCCTATTACGTTGCAACAAAATTGGGAAGGCACAGGAGCATCCGGACTCGGCGGCTTCTTGGGATCTCCTACCTTTGGAAAAAGCGCGGAACAAAAGGTCACACAAAAGCTTTTAACAAAACAATTGCACGCGTCGCCTGAGTATAAAGAACTGCAAAAGACCCGAAAGGCCCTAGGGACTAAATAATGGGAACTGACACTTACTTCAAGCCAGGTGATCACAACGCAGTTTGCTTCGAGTGCGGACATTACTTCAAGGCAAGCGAGTTAAAAAAGCACTGGCAAGGATACTACGTATGCCCTGCGCACTGGGAAGCCCGGCACCCACAGGACTACGTGAGGGCGATCCAGGAAAAACCAACACCGCCCTGGGCGCAGCCGGTGCCCGCGGACGCCTTTCGAGCTTTTTGTACACCCAACGACAGTACGCCGATTCCAAGAAGAGCTTTACCCGGCTGTGTAAAGCCCGGCAGCCCTTCTCCCTTTTACAATTCTGCTGAAACATTACCGGACTAAGGAGCTTCTATGCCACTACAAAACTTTGTCGATAATAGTTTGCCAACTATAAAGGCAGCCTGGCTGAACTCGATCGACAGTTTTTATACGACACTGTTTGGGTCAGCTACAACTGCGACGGGTGCCAGGACTGCAATTGGAGCAACTTCGGCAGCAGATACTACAGCGGCGATTGCAGCAGCTATCGGAGTATCCGTACAAGCCTACGACGTCGACACGGCGAAGACGGACGTAGTTCAAACATTCTCCGCAAAACAGACATTCGGAAGCGGGGCCGTAATTGCGGGCACAGCGACAAACGATAACGCGGCGGCGGGTAAGGTTGGTGAGTACGTTTCGTCAAGCGTTCTTGCTGGTAGCGCAATTTCTTTAGCTAACGGGGTTAGTGCAAACATCACATCAATCAGTCTGACGGCGGGTGATTGGGATGTAAGCACGGTGCTCGGGGTATCAGGGGCAGGTGCTACGTTGAGTTATACGATTTTTGGGACAAGTCAAACATCTGCAACGCTTCCGACGGATCCGGATCGAAATGGAAATTCCCCTCGGTCGGATAGCCTTTCAAATAGCAACACTCAGATTTTCACGGGGATGACTACAAGAATTTCTCTTGCATCAACAGCAACTATCTATCTTGTTGGGAACGTCGGTTTTAGCGCTGCTGCTCTGAGTGGTTATGGAACGATTCGCGCAAGGAGGATTCGATAATGAAATACGCGACTATTAGTGAAGCTGGTGTTCTTGAACTACGCGAAAACAGCAGCAAAGAACTTCCAGAGGGCGCGATCCCGCTGACTAATGAACAATACATTCAATTGTGCGAGGGGTCACACATTATTGTCGATGGGAAGATTGTTATCAATCCGGAGTTCCCGGCATGAAATGGTTCTTGCTCTTGCCGCTGTGGGCGACGTTTAATTTTGTCGCCTACTTTTTCGCTTGGCTGCTGGCTTTCTTCCCGCGCGACCGGCTCGGAGCTATTGATAACAACAGCGACACCGGCATCGAGCCGCGCCTGCCTCTGCGCCTGTCGTGGTTCGATACCATTGACAATAGTTTGCTTGGAGACGGCGCCTGGAAGCGCATGGAAAAAGGTCACTGGCCTTGGCGGGAGAAGTTCGCCAAGTGGCCGCGCCTTCAGGCTTGGCTCGGACGTACAGGCTGGTTGATGCGAAATCCGGCCTACGGATTTGAGCGGTCGGTTCTGTCGGCCAAGATAAAGCCTGACGATGCGCTGACGGTGGAGGGCGATCCATTGATTCAGGATCAGCCGAATGGGCGCGAGGGCTACTGTTTCGTCACGGTTGGTTATTACTGGGGATTGGTGCTAATTCTCCGTGATGCTTGGTTTCACTGCATGGCCGTGGCGGCGTGTCTCCTTTTTATGGCGTGCCTATTCGACAGCCGTTCCCTCTACCTTTTTGCCTGCGTTTCCTTGATCTACTCAGCGGGAACGGCTGGGGACTATCGGTGCTTAAAGTTGGAAATCGGCTGGAAGCTCAAGACCTACGCCGAAGACGAGTCGCGGTGCAGCACCGAGCCGGTGGCTCAGTACGTTTTCAGTCCCCGAATCTCCGCATTTGTGGAGTGAGAATGGCAACGCCGACACCACCTAAATGCCCCGATCCATGCGACCTCGTGCGAGACACCGACCGCAGGATCACCTCAATGGAAAAGGCGTTCTCTCTGACGCCAGACGGAGATCGGAATTACGCTCAACATCGGGCGCATCACGAGGAGCACATCGAGGCGCAAAAGCATCGGAAAACATTCATCACTGCGGCAACGGATAAAGTGCTTCTCGGCCTGCTCTTGTCCGTTTTCTACTTCACGCGAAACGCTATCGTGGACTCGCTGGTAGCCATTTTTAAAGGTGTGACAAAATGACGATTCTAGCCAGATTCCTGGGAGTCCCTATTTACGTGTTCCGAATATTGGTAATCATTGTGCTGGTTCTGTTCGGAGTGAATGCTGCACAGACGTGGGAAGAATCCCCTGTACGTATGATCAAGGCGGTAGTGACTACCTCGCTGCTGCTGGCAAGAAGCGCGACGAAAATAGACTACACCATCGACTACGACGTATCGACCACGTTTAATGGTGACGTTGGGAAGCTGGTATTGTGCGCAGGCGAAAAATCCTACTTCGCGGGAATAGAACCGAGAGGATTTACTAAGCCCCGGATCACGATTGAGCGGTTCCTTGAGTACCCGATACTGCTTACTGTTGGAACCAAGTGCGTACTGGTATTCACTGTCGATTATCAAGCGTGGTACTCATTCTCTCCCAAGATTCACGAAATAGGGCGAGTACCTTTCACTATTAACTGAAGGAGTAGGGAATGAAGCTTTTACTGGTTCGAGACGTTTTGGACGCAGGGTTTACCCTCGGGCGACTATTCGTAGATGGCACACGGATTGGCTACGTCTGCGAGGGCAGATTCTGGATTTAGTCCGAACCTTGATCCTAGTGCCATGCGAAAACCCGGATTGCAAGACCAAACTATCTGCGCACCTATGCGAAATGTTGAAAGACCCGGATAGGCACACAGAGACGCATCCAGGATTTATGGCACAACCAACGAAGGAGTGACACATGTGGAAATACGATCAGACTACTGGTTATCTTTTTAGCGATCTTGGAGTAAAGGTCGCAACTGGGTACGCCGGAGGTAACTGTGGCAAAAATCCAGAGGGAAAGAATAATCACGAAATGCAAGGTGTTAAGAAAATCGGACCCATACCGGTGGGCGTTTATACTATGGGGACGCCAGCGCTTGAATCGCACCTTGGTCCATTCGCTATTCCTCTCGTTCCTGATTCCGGCAATGAAATGTTCGGTCGTTCCGGATTTTTCATGCATGGCGACACCACCCCGAGCGGTAACGCTAGCGAAGGATGCATCATCATGCCAAAAGCCGTTCGTCAATCATGTTGGGCGAGTGGAGATCACAAGCTTGAGGTGCAGTAATGGCCGATCGGCGACACGCCCATCTGTGCCGGGATTTGAACGAGCTAGTTCGAGACCCGCAAGGCAGGATGTCTGAGGCCAAGATGTTCGCTGTAGCTTTCAAGCCGTTTCTGATCTGGGTGTTCGTGAAAAATGCAGAGACGATTCTGCAAGATTGGACTATTCTGACGGTCATAGTGGTCACGTTTGTGGCACCAGACCTGCTTAAAAAGCTGATCGCTATGCGAACAGGAACACCAGACGGGGAGTCCAGAACTACTGAGTACCGGCGGGAAAGTACATTAACAAGCACAACCGCGAAAGACGATGCCAAATGAGCGAATTTGTTGGATACAAACAATCGAATTTTGACGCTGAGAAATTCAAACGGGAGGAGGAAGGGCACGGCAGAATTTGCCGATGGATCGCAACATACCATCTACTAGGAGAAACAAAAATGTGTGAAGAAATGCAAGCCGAAGAGGCGCGGAAGATGAAGATGCAAGCGCGGCCAACGCATCTTGCGGACGGATCGCCGGTTGATCCTGAGGATACTCTGCTCAGGAATACAATATCCGCGTTTGAGGAAAGGCTCAAACGATCCGACACGCCCTATTCGCAAACTCTTACAGATCTTTGGAAAGAAGCAAAGAGCATTCGTATGTATTACCAAGGCCTCGAAGAAGCCTACGCTCGCGCCATAGAAGAGCTAGAGGCCGCGCTATGAATCCTCTATGGGTAAAAGCCCTGCCGTGGGTACTTGTTGCTGTGTTCGCCGCGCTGTGCGCTACCATTGGGCACCTGTACCTGAGTGAGCATGACGCGCTGGCTGAATTGAAAGGGCAGGTCGAGGCCACAGCACGAGCCGCAAAGCAAGCCGTTCAAGACGCCAAGACCGAAGGCGAAGCTAATCTGAAACAGATAAAGGAAGACCATGAAAAACGATTACCTGAAATCCGTAATCTTGCTGTGCGTAATTACCTTGCTTGGATGCGAAAGCAATCCGCCGCAAGTGCTGGTAAAAACTCCAATGCCACCGGTCAGCAAACGGATGATGGAGCGCTCGAAAAATGCATGGCTGATCCAACAATTACCGGCATCGTTGCCACCGCAGGAGAAGATGTTGCCATCCGAGACGAGTGGATCGACTACTGTCAGCGGAACCGTTGCCCAATAGTGGAATGACGCAATTCCTACCTACGGGTCAGATTAGGACTGATGACGCTTTCAATGAGCAGGGCGTCATAAGGCCTATCATGCGTTGGGCGTCACCAAGTCAGGCCGGTACGTCTTGCGGAAATTCGCGTCGAGCATCGCTCGAAGCAACTTCCCGACCTTCGTTTCTTGGTCGCTGTCCCACGCCGCATATGCGTCCTGCGCTAGCTTTCGCAGCTGCTCGTTTTCATCACTCAGACGGGCGCACTCTTCGCATTCCGCGTCTTCCGCCGTCGTGTATGGTGGTTCCGGCAGACTGCCGTCGTACTTCAAAACGTCGCTGTGCATGTTCTATCTCCGTTCCGGGCAGTGACGCCCAACCAATCATTCAACACGGACTGCCGCAAGCGGCACGCCCCTTAGCTATGCGTTAGAGCGCTCGCGTACCGCTCATGCATGGTTTCATCGCAGTTTGTTGGCATCATTCGTTCCTTTCTATGTTGTGCGCCTTCCGCATTGGGTGCTCGTATTCATCTGCGCACTTTTGCCAGTGCGCCATGCTCGTTAGCTCCTGCTCCAACTTCGCATTTCTGGCTTCAAGCGCCGCAATCTCATCCATCGCAGCATCAAGTATCGAAATGTTGGGGTCTAGCCGATTAGCTAGTCGAGTAAAAATCCTTGGGTGTCTCATTATACATCTCCTATTTACTTATTCCGTTTTTCCAAAATACACCCTGCATTACACTTACATTTATATCTGCCTTCCGCGTACCAGACCCGGTGCCGCCTAATCGTAACAAGCGTGACCCCTAAACGAGCAGCGATCAGCTCACTAGAAACATGCTTGAAGCGCGCCCAGAAGAAATACTCACAGCAATAATGAAGTCCTTCGGTGATCAAGTATTCTACGCTAGATGCACGTGCATTATTTTTTGATAACGCCCGTTCGTTATTCTCAGTCATTATGCGATCTCCGTGTCAGGAGAAATTCGAGTCTTTGCTGCCTCCGTAGCTTGCAGCATCATTCCTTTCGCGGTGTTGACCAAGACGACCTGCCCGCTCTGCACCGCCCCTGCGAGAATTCCCTCATAATCACGAAAGTCCGGAAAGTAAACATGGATCATTCGATACGCGTCGGCATAGGGAATTGAGCCTTTCCGCTTAATAAACTCGATGAAGCGCTCGGCCTGCATAGAATCCTCTGTCCGCCCGATACGTGAGAAGACTCTATGCATGTCCGCCTCAAGATCGAGAAGCATGAGATTGGCAAGTTCGAGGTCTTCTTTAACTATAACAAGTGAATCGGAACGAGAAGCACTAAGTACCATTGCGGTCTTGTGCAGGTGCGTCTGCTTACGTGCGGCATAGCCCTCGAGCATTTGATCATCCATTCGAGAGGCCGCGTCCTTCCAGAACTTCTCATACCAGTCACGCCCCCAAGCACGCGCGTCCTCGGTGATAACAAAGCGTCCACAAAGCATAGCAATTTGTTCGAGGTCTTCGATCAGCGTGGTGCGAAGCGAAGCGTCGTTGAGGCCGACCTGTTCATCAACGTAGGCAACATAGCGTTCCTTGGTATCACCGTAGACAAAGATACAGCGAGAGGAGAGCCCCCCGCCTATCATTGCCTGTGGCATATTATCGGCAATCCAATGCGGCGTAGTGCCTGCCTGAATGTTGATCCAAGGTGCCTCGATGATGTCGTTGCCAGACATCTTAGTGATCTTCTCGTAGGACTTCTTGCCATCCCAGAGTTCGATAAGAAGGTTCACCATATCTTTGTCCTGGAGATTCAATAACGAACCGAGCTCGGAGGCGATCAGGGTAAGCGGCGACATAGGGTGCCACTCGGCTTGATACTCAAAGGACTCCGAAGCATTTGCGAAGGCGGTTACGAGCGCTTGCCAGGTGATAGCGTTCGGGCCGAACTTGATGCCGGGAACGGCTTTGAGCAAGTCGGCGGCTATGTCAATCGTAGTGGACTTCGCGATTACACCGGGAGGGCCAACATAAATGATATAGAAACTTGGATACCAATTGAACCTTTTCATATCTATCCACACGCGTCTCCTTAAACAACCTGCAACAGTACCTACGGCGGCCCAGAAGTGGTTGCGGCGAGGCGCCTCGGTCACGCTAGCGTACTTGATATACGCGTTGATCCAGTCAGGATAGTTACGAGACATTAGCTGCAATCTCCCCAAGACACCGTGCTAGTCTTAATACCAGTAGGAATAATCAGTGGGTCGTCATAAGGAACTACGATTTTCGAGTACTTCTGCATCAAGGGAAGAAGGTACGCGGAACGGTGCGTTGGGAACTGGCCCGCCAAGGAGTCGTGTACCTGCAATAAAACCTGAACCTCAGGAAGGTTTTCATAGAAAGAAAGCCAGGCTCTGTTGATAACGATTCCGACAGTACTTTGCGGAATCCACGCAACTGCTGCCGGAAGAAGTTGTTCGTCAATGCGGTCAAAGATATACCAACGATACCCGAATTTATTCTCCACGAAACGATACTTAGTAACTTGCTCCTTGACGCGCTCGTGCCAAGCAAGGATGCCTGGATGCGCCGCGAACCAGCGAGCTTGCGCTTGCTCGATCTCCCAGACGCCACGCCCGGTGTGAGCTGCAACGGTCTTTGCCTTACCAAGGTAATTCGTCGCATGACAGAAAGTCTTCGCGAACTCACGTTTGTGCGAACGTGGAGTTCTGTAGTCCCAATAGCAACGTGGCCCACAGGTACAAGGTTCGTCTTTTCGATGACGTTCAACAAGTTCTTCCAGCGGTGGCGGCTCATGATTGTCGATTCCGTAAGTGTTTAACAGGTGAATATCTGCACCCATACGCAGGGCGGCTTTAAGCATCGCATCATCGGACTCCCACACAACTACCTGAAGATCCGCACGATCGAGATCCATGTCGAAAAAGGTGAAGCCGGGATCAGGCCCGTACATACTACGAATGTTAGGCAGAGTAAAATCCATACTTCCACGAGCAGCAGCTTTGCCAGCCGATTTAGACTTCTCTGAAGGGATCGTCTGAAGATTACCTCCCGAGCCAAAAGGATTCTTAGACGAGCTAAGTCGATACGTGTAGGGAGCTGACTTGACTCCAGCCTTGTTCGCATCTTTATCTCCCGCGTCTCCAGCTATGTTGAAGGAACAACGCATCCGGCCATCAGTATCCGGCGGCATCATTACGAAGTCTTTGAGGAACTTGTAAAGAGTACGAATGTCGAGGATCGCATGGCAGATTGGACGAAGGATAGGCTCGCGGGCGGAGATCTTAGCCATGGACTCGTCGTCGCAAGAAGGCGACATTTTGGTGAATCCGTTGCGAACTACGCGCTTGAGAATCTTTGGCTGCGCGAAGTCTTCGTAGAACAGAGCGCACATCTGCTTCGGTGACTTCGGATTGACCCCGTGACCAAGGGCATTGAAAAGGAATGCTTCACGGTGGGAAAGCTCTTCTTGAATATCCATCGCCATTTGTGCGCGCATTTCTGGGCGCATACGAACGCCAAGGCGCATAGCGCGAAGAACAGGGGCAAACATACGCTGTTGGTAAGTCTCAACCTGTTGCAGACCCATCGCCACTACGGTCTGCTGCAGTACCTCGCCGGCCTCTCGGGTGTAAACGCAGTCCTGGAGATTGTACCGCCAACGGTCTTCCTCTGTGCCAGCGCCGATCTTCCCTTCGTCCTTCCAGAACACATACCAGTCACAATACATGGAAGCAATGAAGTCCAGTGACTTCGGCAACGCACAGAATACGCTGTGCTGACTAATCATCGTATCTTGCCCGCCGCGAGGCAAAAAATGCCAATGGCGATATACATACTGTGCGTCGTACAGGCCGTTCTGCCAGCGAACGCGGACATTCTTGTGCGTGAGTAGCTTATACAGCCACCAAATTATCTGAGCTTCCTCCTCAGCACTCCAATAGCCTTCGCGATTCCTTGAAGTAATAAGAGGAATGCAAATAGCGTCACTCCGAGTCCAAGAAAGCCCAACGCAATCAATATGTTCGTAGCGCGTCTCGATATCGAAATCGAGCCAAACGGGGGAGGGCTGTGTTTCGCACTGAGAAATAAGGGTGTGAAGTGTTTCATGGACTTGGGCCAGGGTTGGTCGGACAATGAAGTTCCAGACAGGACGGTTGGAGTACGTACGTTCTACCATGTGGCGCTTGACTCGGCGCAGGTCGTTAAGCACGATGGCTCGAAGATCCCACTGCTTGAACAGGGCGGAGGGATGATAGGTAGGAATGACTTTAGGATATACTTTAGTGTCTTGCATAGAATACGCAAGCTCTTTAGATCTGTCGAGCGAACCTTCTATTTTATAAGTTACTTGTGTATATTCAGGTCTTTCCACTTGTAAAAGCGATCCCCTCCACTTAGCTACGCTCCAAAGTCCTGTAGTTGCCCAAAGCGCAAGATTGCCGAAGGCCACAATAATGTTTGGCTGAACCATCTGAATTTCAGTCGCAAGTTCGGTCACGGATTTAGCAAGACTTGGTAATACGAATAGTCCATTAAGCAACTGGTGCTCGCGCGTAATTTCTGCTTTTATCTTCGCAATCGTACCAATTGCAAGCGGTGTTTTTGATACGTAAGTTGCGTAGCATTCCGAGCGCATAATGCCGGCCTCGTGTAGGAGCCTGTTAAGCTCTTGCCCGGAGCCCCCGGAGAAAGGGGTGTGTCCGAAAGCGTCGGCGTCGGAGGGAAACTCTCCGAGAAGCATTATACGAGAAGGGATAGGGCCTTCGCCTTTGATGTACATTATAGTCTTCCAAGTAGGGCCAGCCATAGATTTTTCCAGTAGCCTCTTTTTTGTAATTCCCTCCGGCGGTCTTCTGCCTTATAATAGAGTTCTGCCCACTCCAACGCATACACAGCAGCTGAGACGTTTAGCAAGCCTTTCTCCGAAAGAAGTTCTTCAAACGCCACGCCCTCATTAATCATCCGTTTTGTTAAACTCGCCATTTCACACAAAATACGAGCTCTTCGGGAGCCGGCAGCCCTGAAATTTCTTTGTAGCTCTTCAATCGTTACACCTTTTTTGAAAAAAATACTATCAGGCATTTCATTTAAAGATTCTATAGATTTTCGTAGCATGGTCTATTTCCCCGCGTTCTTAAATGCCTGCAAGAGGTACGGATCGGTGTCTGGCTGAGCACGATACCACTTGATCCAGCCAGTATCGACCATGCCAACGGGCTTCCCCTTATGCTTACCGAAGGTCATGACCTGGGGAATGCGGCACTGCTCGGAGAACTTCCACAAGGCCTCGGGCTGCAAAAGCGAATGCTGAGGCGCGCGGTCAAGCAACATAGCCTGGAGGATTTTCACGCAGAGTAGAACGTCGGCGGCTGCGGAGTGCGCATCCTGAAGGTCTCGACGGGCGGCTTCAGAGACTCCGCACATACGATAGTACATAGCACCGAGCTTGTGAGAATCGAGTTCTGGATAAAGCGAACGTGCGATGGCCAGTGTGCAAATACGTTTAACCGGCGGTTTGCCAAGAACTTCCCAATCATAGTCAATGTTATGGCCGACAATGTAACTAGCGTCGGAAGGCAACTTGGCCTCCGCGCTTGGGCGGCAAGCATCTAGCTCAAACGGCAGTATATGGTGGATAGAAAGTGCGCCATAACCAGACTTGTGCGTGGGCTTAAAGCGCTCAACCCGAATTCCAACTTGGCCATACTCCAGCCAAGCAAGCTCAATGCACTCAGGCGGTTCATTACCTGTAGTTTCCGTATCAATCACATATGTCTTGCTCATATCAGCTCCAGTGTACGTTGGCCTTTGAGTTTTTTACTTGTCATTAGTGGGGGAGCGGCCTCCCATTGCAAACCTGCAAAGCATATACGTGTGTAGATTCGATACAGATTGTAAGGAATTGCGCTCTGATACCAGTTAAGTGTTTCAAACTCCTGTACTGCGTTGAGGGGTAAAAGGACACGACCATCTTTAACATCAGGGTCTGAGCCTACGAAATCGCAGTAAGTGGCCTCTTCGCTCAAGTCTAATTCAATGTGCTCAGGGAGCCTCCAGAAAAGCGTTCGTGGCATATCGTAGGCCAATAACTTTTCGAAGTCTTCAAATAACGCTTGAACAAGGAACTCTTCTGCGCCCTCTTTCCTGCGCGTTGATAGTGCATACGTTGTGTAGGTGAAACGTATTACGTCTGTCTTTGACGTAGGTACATTGAAGTATGCACGCCGTGGGCCTTCCAAACAGTCGAAGTTGTCTTCGAGCCAGTAAAGTAAATCTTTAATATCTGTAGGTTTCACAGCAGTCCCTCCAATTCCGGTTGGGTGTCGAGTGCCTGGATGCGTTTCATAGCAATCGCGTATGACGCGGTATCTAGTTCCACGCCTGTCGCTCGCACCTTCAGCGCATGTGCCGCCTCGAAAACTGAGCCACTTCCGCAGAAGGGATCAAGCACTGCGTGCCCAGGGAGACAGCTCCGTGACAGCAGATCCTGCAACAGTGCCACCGGTTTCTGTGCAGCATGCCCGAGATTCATATCTGGCCCGTAGTCCAGCACGTCCCCGAGCATTTTGAGCACAGGCCGCTTTCCTTTCACTGCGTACAGAATACATTCATACTTGCGCTGCGGGCCTTCCAGCGGCCAGGGAGCACGCATACCGGACTTCTTGTACCAGACCAGCGGAGTACGGAAGACCGACCAACCAGCCTCGATGCAGAGGGCTTTGAGCTGACTGAACTTATCAAAGTCACAGAAGCAGTATAGATGCGCCTGAGGTTTAGTGATGCGAAAGCCCTCGGCTGCGATACTCGCAGCACAGCCCAGGAAGGTTTCATAGTCATCCTTATACCCATGCGCACCTTCTGCCAGACCTCCGCTGTCTCCGAAAGTGTCAGCTCCCATACCGTAAGGAGGATCAGTAAGAATTACATCGTAGACCCCCGGAGGCTGTGCCTCCATCCACGCTATCGCGTCAGCATTATGCAACTGGTGCATTTCAGCAGAGAACGTGCGTCCTACGGACTCTCCGAGTTCCCGGTTTTTCTGGGTGGCCTCTTCTTTCCTCAAGATTTTGAACGCTTCGTCGACGGTCTTGGCAGCTGCGATGGCCGGATTACCGAGGTGATTTGCAACAATAAGCTCCCGTCGAGTAGTCTCTTGGTTGATGCCCTCAGAGGAACCTCTGACCTCAAGAGCAATGGCCGCGATGGTAGGTTTAGCATCCCCTCGCGCTTCTGCTTGGGATGTCCGAAGGCGACTGAGTCTAGCCACAGCGGCGGCTCGTTCTTGCCAAGTAAGATTCTCACGTTGAAGATTCTCCTCAAGTTCGGCCTCTTCGGCGGCTAAGGTGGATAGCTCACTGAGCAGGGTGTAGGGAATGAGGTCTGCAGGAACGGTCTCCCCGTCGTAGGTAAAGGGAGTGCCGAGCGCAACAAGATCTTTCATCGCACGAAGGCGACGCTCGCCGGCGACCAGCTGATAGCCATTGTCTGACACCCGCAGTACGATTGCCTGCAATAGCCCATTATGCTCGATTGACTCTGCCAGTTCACATAACTTCATCGCGTCGAAGTGGCGGCGCTGTCGGTCTGCCGCGATTTTGATGGAGTCGGGATTGATAAAGCGTTTCATCTATGCATCCTATTAAAAAGTCTACGAACGAAGTAGCCTCGAATCACAGAAACCACCGTGAAGATAAGGCTGATGAGAAGATTCTGAGAGAAGACAATGGGAATGCTGAGCAGAGGAAACACGATGAGCTGTGTAAGCAAGGCGACCAGGTATCCGATAGCTACGCTCACACAGGTTTCTATTATTGATTGCCGCCGTGACTGCATAGTAGTTCCTCCTAGCGCAGAAGGGGAGGCAGATTACTCCGCGCTCCCCCGGCCATACTGCGTTGACTTAGCTCGGCAACACCTGAGCAATGCGCTCTTGAATATTTCCTTCATAAAGTTCGTGAGCGATTTTGACCTTCACAACTTTACCCGTCAGCATACGCCAGGCGAAGACCTCGCCGGAAGTATTCAGCCCCGTCGCATCCCGGTAATTCTTTTGCTGACGATTCTTGCCCTTCGAATTATCAATTGACCCTTGCGGCGTGAGATCCAAGAACGCACGGTCAGTGATAGTCAGCTCCGCCGGCAGCCCAATGCCTTGGAGCACCGCAGGAATCTGAAGCTTGATCGGAACCAGCATGGAGACCCAGGGCTGGCCGATCTTCTCGCCCTTGCCGATGGTGCCGGCGTCTGTCTTGACCTCACCAATGACTGCCATGTAGAGGCCGTCTTCCGCGTCGGGGTTCTCTGTAGGAACGTTGGGCCGCTTTTCGTTAACTTCAGTGATCTGTGCATCGAGAAAAACGCTGGGATCAAATGCGCTTGTGTTCATAGTGTGTTACTCCTTGGTAATTGAGGGTGAGAGGAGAGTGCCTCTCTGTCACTTGGTACTCGGGACTTCCTCCAGCAATGCACGAATTGGCCGTGCTGGATTGATGCAGTAACTACTCGGGCCGGAGAGCGATCTAACCGTGCCTATTTTACCCTCCGGCATAGTAATGGTGTCACCAACCTTAGCTGCCTGTCCCACACAATGAGAACCCTCAGCTCCGGTAAAGCCATCTCCGGCTGCACGTACTACGCTGCCCGGAATCCAGATGAAGAAACACCCACTGAGAACGAAGGGCAGTAACAAGGCGGTGATAAATTTCATAAGTAGGTCGTCTCCTTCTTGACAAGAATAACGCTGTTACTGGAACTCGCAAGGTTCGGGGAATACACGTTGCTGGTGAACATTTCCTTAACCGCCTCGACAACCTGTGCTTGCGTCATCGTAGAGGGTTGCCGGAGCTGAACTTGCAAGGTTAGGGTTGTGAACTGGCGGCGGCTCATTTAAGTATCTCCATCATAGAATAACAAACAGAGAAAAGAAACGCAAGAAGATACAGAAGAGCTACACTGCGTTCTTTCGTATCTCCTGTCCACAGAAGTTCTGCAGCCGCCGGAGTAAAAGGCAGACTGCAAACTGCAAAGCTCAGTGTGGCGGATAGAAGTAACATCACAGTCCCGCCCTCTTTTTCCAAACGTCGAAGATCAAAGCGTAGTTCGGTTCGATCTTGCTACGATACCCGAGACTGCGTGTTTTCGTATCCACGCCATAAGCCGACGTGTCCCAGAAAAACTTATCCGCCTCCCTCACGGTGTAGATCATCTCACTAAACATCGTAGGAATTTCGGTGGCCAGGGCCTTGCCGATAGCTTTAATCATGACCTTAGTGGATTGAGTAATGCCGTCGATCTCACGGTCTACGTGAGCCGTCATCGCAAAGGGACACGCCATACCCTGCGTGATGAGGCGGAGGAAGTTCATCAGATTGTTTTGTGCAACGCCATAATCGCCGGGGCTGGCCATCGGGCGGCTGCCAATCTGCATCTTCATAGCCGCATTGCCAAGCTCAGTAAGACTGTCAATTGCAAAAATCCGCTTAATGCCAAAAGCGTCCACAGGACCTAAGGACTTTCCGGTACGATCGTCTTTAAAATCCGCGCAAGATTGTAGGATCTTCCAGAACGCATTATTTTCCCCTCCGCGGTTTCCGTCAATAGACTTGGCGAGAGACTCATAGGACAGCTTTCCTACGCTATCTGCTGCTGAGATCAGATTCTTCAAGGAAATCGGCTTTGTTCCTTGCTGATGCCAATATACACAGGGCGGTGGCTCCCTTCCATGATCTCGGAAGTACCCGAGGAAGGTTTCTTGGCTGTTCTCAGTGAAAAGGATAGCCAGTTCAAATCCATTCTTCTCGCACCAGTCAGCAAGGGTTCCATACGCGTAGGTCTTTCCCGTGCCGGACAGCCCCATGAGACAGGTTTTCGGTCCCATAAGGGTATTACTGTCAGTCGTAGTTGTTGTAGCATCTACCATTTTAACTCCTTTGTAGTAACGCGTAAAATTCGCGCAGTAATAATTCCTTGTCACACAACTCCAATGGCTGTTCTGTCAGCAAAGTTCCGTCTCCGTGTTCCACGCAGCGGCGGGACTCGATTGCCCAGGGACTATGGATCCTTGGCGCGTACTCAAACTCAAATTGGTATATAGCCCGCGCCCAAATCTCTCCGCAGACCGGACAAAAATACGCGGTATGCGGCCAGTATGCAGAGAAGCGCGTTCCACTATCAGCCGCCCCACAGCAATACATCTGGCGTGCTCCAATAAAAGCGCCGGCTTCAAAGTACTGAACGCTGGCGATTCCATCAGTTCTCGTTTCGGTCACGGCGTCCGCCTCGATCGTCCTCGAAAGAGTCAATGGCATCTTGCTGCGTGCTGCTGCCGCCAGTTCCTCTGCAAGTTCGACAAATTTGGCCTTCCCACATACCCTCGCCGCTACCGTTACAGTCGGAACAAATTCCGGTGCAATCGGCATCGTCGTCAGTAAACTTGATCATCACAGTTCCTCCTCTAAACTAAGTGCAGTACACAATTCAATAAGGTACTTAGGATTATCTTTTAACCATTGCAGTTCTAAACTGCCCATTGTCAAACTGTTTGGCCTTTTGTTATCATGAATAATCCCACAAATAGATGCGCCTAAACTGTGATGTTTATCCGCCACAAATCCATTTTTATTTGTCCAGTGCAGAATCATCACAGATCTCCTAGTGGCGTCTCGGTTCGCGTAACTGGATCCCACTGCCGGCGTTCAAACTGTTGCAGAAGCAGCGCCTGTGGATCACGCATTTGGCATACGCTACGGAACGGGCAGCCACCATACTCTGCACAAGCGTGATCGAGGTTCAGGTCAAAGTAGCCCTCGTTCCAGGCCGCGCTCATACGCTTGGTGTCCCGCAACACTTGTTCATACCAACGATCTATTGTCCACTGCGGTCTGTAAGTGATTGCTTCCAGCGTGTCGTACTTGGTCTTGAGAATGGATACTCCCCTAACCAAGAAACCGTCCAACTTAATTCCTGCTCGTCCCGCCCCCCAGACGTAGGAGGTGAATTGGCTTCGCAAATCCCACTGCCGAGGCCAGCTGGCTCCGAGTTGGCTAGTGGTTTTGTCGTCTTCTCCAAGTTTCATTCCTTCGTAGTCCACACACATATCCATGCGACCTGAGTAGAGAATAGGATCACCGGTCTCTGGGTGTGCAATGTCAATCGGCTCCAAGAAGGAAAACTCAATCCCGCGCTTGCCGGAGGCAAAGGTCATCGGAACCGCGCGATCTGTCCCTAACGGATAACGGTCGAAGTAGAACTCAAGCGCACCCGCCATCCGCTCAGCAGACTTTGGACTGTCGCTAGGGCAGTTGAAAGCTCCGTAGGCTTTAATCAATGCGCCTAGCCCGACTGCGATTGCATCCTGCTCCGGCAGCCCTTCAATAAAGTACGCGGTGCGCGCAGCTTCAAGTCCACTTGCATACGCCGCCCCTGCATGAAGATGCACGGACTGACCAAGAGGCTTCCAGTGCTCGAAGGACTCGAGGTATGCTTTCCGGGGGCAGCTACGAAAGGCGGCGATCAAAGAACTGTCGATGACAGTAGGAAAAGGCGGGTGATTACTCATAGTCGGCCTCTATATTTGAGGTTATAGCAAGCAAGGGCTCGTTCAGTGCGTCTTCCATGCCCTTCTTAACCAGCTTGGCGCACTCCCTTGCAGTATCTTGAACTTCCTGTGTAATTACGCCGAAGACACGAGACAGACTTGCATTGGTTAAACGTATTTCCTGCGTACCGTTAGCACCTTTTAACATTACAATGCCAACAAGCTGATTTGGGTAGTCTAGGTCATAGGAAGGCCTACGATCAATATGTAAGGATTCAACTCTCATTTCTTGCTCCTATCTCGGCGGCTTATCCACCCGCCAATGGACTCCTTAACCAGTACAAGGAGTAGTACGATAATGCTTAAAATAACATCTGTGGGGTCTTCGGCCATCAAGCAACCCTTATCGCATAAATACCATCTTTAACCTTGCGCGTTACAAAACGCTTTCCGTCTTTCGACCATGTCGCACAGGATCGTCCAACACTTGTTTGTGGCATATCATGAATAAGTAATTTATCTCCAATCTCCATTCGCGCAAAGGTTGTCTTCCAGTCAATGGAAGTCGGCTTTGCAACAACCTTAGTTGTAGGTCGCCGTGTCATAGCCCATCAAGCTCGCTTAGCATATCATCAGCATTAGGAATTGCCGCGGTTGCCCTCTTACGAACTGAGGTGCTGCTTGCTGCTGCAGCGGCCATCCGACCTCCTCGAAGCATTTGCACAGCTTCCTTCAGCTCTTCCAGGGTCAGTTCCCCCGTCTCGCTGCGCTTGCGCCAGTGCTCGATCTTACTTTGTAGTGCAGGTGTAATAGGGCTGTTCATGTGTTTAACTCCAAGGGAGGGGCAATCTGATTCAGTTTGTGCTTGAGCGCGAGCAAAGTCTCCTTTGGCCCACTGACAACAAACGCTCCCGCACTGCTGCCGAGCCAGGGTGCCAGATCCAGCCGTCGGTAATCAAAGAATTCACGAGTACGAGCTATGATAAAGGCAGCGTAAGCGCCGTGAGGAACCCGGCCTTCCAGCTCCGAGTACAAATGCAGCGTCAGTCGCCCGTGTACGTCTTCTGGAAGCGCCGTTGTCAACGGAACGCTCGGGATTGTGTTAGGCCTCCGTGCCATCTTCATCCTCCTCGTTCAGCAGTTCAAAATCCTCAAACGCCACCAGCTCGCCTTCGGCATCTTCGATCTGTACTTCGTAATTAACGGCAACAAGGCGACTGACTAACACATTCGCTACAGCGGCTTCCCGCCGGCCTTCCAGTTCGATCGTTGTCCAGCTGTCGTCGTACATAGGGCACACTGCGAGTTTAATTGTCATTGGGACACCAGCGCCATGAGTTGTTCTGCCATTGACTCACACTGTGCTTCACAGAATTCAAGCGAACGTATAATACCTTTGCCTCTATACCAACCTTCAGGATCTTCTACGGGGGCATCCCCGTAATGTGCACAGTCAAAACCAAACCACCAGCCTTTAGATGGTACTGGATAGTCACTGTCAATTCCAGCGCCGGCGTAAGTCAAGCCGCCATGCACATCTATGATAATGTCCAAGGATCTGCGAATGGCGTTTTCATTGTCAGCACTACACGAGGCGGTTAAAAGCAATATCGAACTTTTTTGTCCAATACAAACAGACGCAGCTTGCTCTTGTGTAATACAGTCAAGCTGTTCATCATAAGTCTTACCAAAACCTGGATGATTTGCAAGTACTTCCACATACCCACAGCGATGCCGATGAACGACTACAACCGCGCGTAAGCCGGCTTGTGTTGTCCAATCTTTTTCCACTATGTAGCTCATTTAAGGGACTCCTGATTAAGATGAATTTTCGTTTCCCGCGTCAGGTGCGGAAAGACATCCACGCCGGGCTGGAAGACTATCGCCTGAGGGTCTCCACAGAAGGTGGTTTGTTCCGCCAGTTCTACGCGCACAATTGCCAAGCCTTGCCGAAATACATTCACGGTAACTTCGGTACAGCGCAAAGGCGGCTGTTCGAGCGCCAGACAGGTCAGCACCTTAATCGCAGAGTCAAAGCGCGCGTTTTTCACAGGTACGCCTACGTCTGCCCATTCGCCTGTTACATACTCGACAGCCTCTACACTGATCGGGCAGCTTTCTCGTAGAAGCTTTCTGCAGCCGCCTACACTTTTATGCACGTATTCGCTGAAGTTTCCAAGCAGTGTTTGTGTTTCTTGGTGTACCAAGGCTATGCCGCGAGTGCGCACCCAGTTATCTGGGTTTGAGTACAGCAAGGAAGGGTCTGCAGGCGGTTTGACCCCGGAAGCTTTCGCCTCTCTGGCTTTCCGGAGCACCGGCTTAGTCTCCCGCCACAGGTCGTCAAGAGATACTTCAGCACGAGCTTTGTTCATTTTGCGCTCCAATACAAAGTAGGATTACGCACAAAGTCTGATGCGGCGTAGCGATCTGAGGCCTCGCCTTTAAAGATCACGCCATAGGCGTCACCACCCCAAGCGTTTTGATATTTCCAAATTACTTGCGGGTGGTCATCTGCGTACAAGCCGGCGACAATATCGTCAGCTATTTTTTTATCTACTGTAGCCATCCTGAGCCTCCAAAGAGTTGTGGGATTAAAGCACGGGTGTTATCCGGCAATAATCCACGTTTGTTTCGAACCTCCATCTGAGATGCTGCCCTCGGAATGCGACTGTACGACTTACATCCGAGGGCTTCCACACCGATTGCGCAGGGAGGCTCATTTCGCTGCGCTCTCTCGGAGACCGGGGCGTCTCCTAGTGGAAAACCCGCCTCTAGGACGGGTAGGTGAAGCAGCTAGGATGTAAGATTATGTTTGTTTAGCTTGTAACTCTAGTAACTCTAATTGAAAATTTTCAATTAACTCCGTGTCGTCAAGCGCTTGAATTGCAAGTTCACAAAGTGTTTCCCATTCTGCGTTAAAAAGCTCTGTGCGCTTACCTGGCGTACGTCCTTGAATTTTCCAGGCTTGTATCTGAGCTTTTGTTAACTGCCGGGCTGACATTAGTAATTTCCGGAGCCGTCGCCGGAGCCGAAGCCGAAGCCGGAGCCGAAGCCGGAGCCGGAGCCGTCGCCGGAGCGGGAGCCGAAGCCGG